ATCATAAAGAGGAGTAATCTATGGATCAGACAACTGAACAAGTAGTTCAACCTGATGTAACGCAGACAACTACGCTTACAACAGAACAACCACCAGCAGAAACAACAGCAACACCAACTGTTGATTTTCAATCTTTAATTCCAGAAGAATATAGAGAAGAGAAGTCATTACAAAACTTTAATAAAATGGATGACTTAGTAAAATCATATCTACATTCACAGAAGATGGTAGGTTTAGATAAAATTCCAGTTCCGAATAAACACGCTACTGATGAAGATTGGAAAGAAGTTTATAAAAGATTAGGCAGTCCAGAAACTGCTGAAGATTATAAATATTCATTACCAGAAGATCATGCAGTACCAGCAGATACTTTAAAAAGTTTTTCTGAACAAGCTGTTAAGTTAGGACTACTTCCTAATCAAGCTGATGGTATTATGAAATATTATAATGATGTTATTAATAACGGAGTTAATGAACAGAATATTCAAGCTGAAGAAGCTAGAAAAGTATCTGAGCAAGAACTACGTCAAGAGTTTGGATCTACTTTTGATAATAAAATAACTGGAGCTAAAAATTTAGCAACAGCTACTTTAGGTGCTGACTTTTTAAATACTACAATGTTAGCTGACGGTAGTAAGCTTGGAGACAATCCACAGATAGTAAGAGCTTTTGCCAATCTATCTGAAAAATTATCTGAAGATGATATAGTTAAAGGAGATACTCCTGACTTTATGACTACCAACGATATAACAAAACAAATTGCAACTTTACAACAACCAGGTTCAGCATATTGGGATAAGAAACATCCAGGACACGCTGTATCAGTTGATGAAGTTCAAGCATTAATTCGTAAAAAAAATAACGAAGTAGATGCTTAAAAGTTTTATCTAACGAAAGTTAGGTGAATAAAATCAAAGACAATCGTAAGACCTTTGTTGACGTTAGGAAAGACTAACATCTGAATGATGTAAATTTCAGGAAGATCCGCAAGGATAATCGTCCGTTTAATTTAACTTAAACTAACATAAATAGAGGAGGTACTTATTATGAGTATCAACATAACAACTTCATTCGTTGAACAATATTCTTCGAATGTAAACTTGCTATCTCAACAAATGGGAAGCAAACTAAGAGGCTCTGTGGATGAGGAATCTATTGTAGGAAAAAATGCGTTCTTTGAACAAATTGGTTCTACAGCAGCAGTTCTGAGAACATCTCGACATGGAGATACACCTCAGATCGACACACCACATAGTAGAAGACGTGTTTCATTGAGCGACTACGAATGGGCAGACTTAATCGACGATCAAGATAAGGTCAGAGCATTAGTTGATCCAACTTCAGCGTATGCAAAAAATGCAGCAGCAGCAATGAATAGAGCAATGGATGATGTAATTATTACAGCATTTAATGCTTCTGCTTCAACTGGTGTAGCTGGTGGTACATCTACGGCTTTACCTTCAACGCAAAAGTTCGCAACAAGTAACCAATCAGATGGTTTAACTATTGCAAAACTTTTATCTGCGAAGAAGATCCTAGATAACAATGACATAGATCCTTCAAGAAAAAGATTTATTGTTTGTGGACCTCAGCAAGTTGCTGATCTACTAGCAGTTACGCAAGTAACATCTTCTGATTTCAACACCGTTAAGGCGTTGGCTCAAGGAGACATAAACTCGTTCTTAGGATTTGAGTTCATAATGTCAACAAGACTAAACTTCGATGCAACTAATACTGACGACAGATTAATTTTTGCTTACACAGAAGATGCAATTAAACTTGCTATCGGAAGTGACATCAAAGCTCAAATTTCTGAAAGAGCAGATAAGAGTTACAGTACACAGGTTTATTACGCCATGTCTTTAGGTGCAGTAAGAATGGAAGAAAAAGCTGTAGTTCAAATACCTTGCAACGAATAATATTAACTAGGAGAATATAAATGACTACAAGAAATACAGACCTCGTAGCAAACGCTTTAGCTTCACCTCAAGTCTTTAATGACGCTGCAGAATTGCATGGCGTTTTAAGAACTGCTTGTGGAACTGCTGAATTGCTTGCTGGCGACAGTACAGACAACGATGTTGTTTTGTTAGCACCTATATCAAGTAAAGCATCCATATCTACACTTTTGATTGGATCAGATACACTTGGTGGTTCTTGCACATTCAATGTTGGTGTTCATAACTATGATGGCACAGTTGGCGATGAAGATGCTTTTGCAACTTCAGTAGCTGATGCTGGTGCAATGACTGACGTTAGATATGAGGCGGCTACAATTAATACAGCTGGACAAAAGCTGTGGGAATTAGCTGGCTTAAGTGAAGATCCAGGAGGAATGTTATATGTTTCTATAACATTTGACGCAACTGGTGGAACTGCTGGAACTTTATCTTGGGATATAAGTTACACAGTTAATTAGTAAATAATTTTAGGCGGTGGAAGCGAGAGTGGAAGCCGCCTAGAGTGCAAAATCATAAATGACAAAATTTGTTTTAATTCTTCATCTTTGTATGTTCGAAGGCGAAACAAAATGTATTTCAGAACAAATTATTCCTTATCAATTTAAGGATTATTATTCTTGTGTAAGAGCTGGTTATCAATCCGCTTATGAAAGTTTTAGTGCTTTAAAAATTAAAGAAATTAATGAAAATAAAATAGCTGTGAAAATAGAATGTAAGGAACTTCAAGGAGTATAAAATATTATGAAAAAAATAAAAAAATATTGGAATAGTAGAAGCAAAACAATTAAATCATTTGTTGTTACTGTTATTGTTCTTATTGTAATTGGTATAATTTTATAATGGCTAGTGTTGTAAATATGTGCAACTCCGCATTAAATTTGCTGGGTGCATCAACAATAGCAGCTTTAACAGACGACACTAAAAATGCTCGTTTATGCAATCAAAGATATGAGCCAGTAAGAAATAGAGTATTTAGATCTCATGCTTGGAACTGCTTACATAAAAGAGTTCAATTAGCTCAAAATAGTACAGCTCCAGTAATTGAATATGATCATGCTTACGCATTGCCTTCGGATTGCTTAAGAGTATTAAAAATTCACAATGGTACAACAGACAGTATAGCGGATGCTTTAGATTATAAATTAGAAGGTAGAAATATTATTACTGATGAAGATACCGTTTATGCAATCTATATAGCTTTAGATACCGATCCAAATAATTACGATACTTATTTAAGAGAAAGTATTTCACATCAACTAGCAGCCGATCTTTGTTATGCAATAACTAACAACGCAACTTTAGCAAATCAATATATGACTAGAGCTGATGAAAGATTAAGAGAAGCAAGATTTATAGATGCTACAGAAAATAGTTTAGGAACTATTGAAAGTAACGAATTTACTAACGCAAGATTATAATGCCTAGAACAACTGCTGCTTTAAACAGTTTTGTCTCTGGAGAGTTTTCTGCAAAGCTTGATGGTAGAACAGACTTTGAAAAATATCCTTCAGGATGTAAAACTTTAGAAAATATGTTAGTGCATCCGCAAGGTGCAGCAGCAAGAAGAGTAGGTACTCAATTTATTTCTGAAGTTAAAACAAGCTCTGCTAAAACAAGATTAATACCTTTTGAATTTTCAACAACACAAACTTATGTTTTAGAATTTGGAAATACTTATATCCGTATGTTTAAGGATAAAGGTCAAATTACAGAAGGTGATGTAACAGTAACTGCAATTACTAAAGCTAATCCAGGTGTTGTTACTGCAAATAGTCATGGCTATGCTAATGGAGATTTTGTAATTTTATCAAGTGTAGTAGGTATGACGGAAGTAAATGGTAAAACATTTAAAGTATCAAACAAAGCTACCAATACTTTTGAACTAGAAAATGTCGATGGAGTTGATGTTGATACATCTGGCTTTACAACTTATTCTTCAGATGGTGATGCTAATAGAATTTACGAAATAACTTCTCCTTATTTAACAGCAGAATTATTTGAACTAAAGTTTGCTCAATCAGCAGACGTTATGTATATCACTCATCCAAATCACGAAGTGATGAAGTTAAGTAGAACTGGTCATACTGCTTGGACATTAACTGAAGTTGCTTTTACTGATGGTCCTTATCTTCCAACAAATACAACAGCAACAACTATAACTCCTCAACAAACTGCGGCAGCATCTGGTAAAACTTTAACTTTATCTGCTGTAACTGGTGTCAATGGTGGTGTGGGTTGGTTAGCAACAGACGTTGGTAGAATATTAAAATTTAATTCTGGTAAAGCAATTATTACAGCTATAACAAATGCAACAGTAGCAGTAGCAACTATTACAACAGCATTCACTAATACAGATGCGACAGC